ATTTAAGATGTGGTATGCGTGATGAAAAAGCACCGTGGGAACAAGTATTTAAGAGAAAATTTAAAGAAAAAGATAAAAAATACTTTGCCAAATTAATAAAACAAGGGGTTGATTTAAACAAACCACCTAAAATTACAATAGATACAATACATCAAGTAAAAGGTGGTGAAGCAGATAACGTTGTTATAGCAAGCAAATGTAACTTTCCTTCCCATTTTGATAAAAAAAATTCAAAAGAGAAAGTAAAAGAATTAAGAGTTTGGTATACTGGAGTCACGAGGTGTAAAAATACATTACATTTATTAGGAACATATCACCAATACCACTTTCCATTAGGGAAGTATTATAATTTATATTTAGCAAATTATGGAAAGATACACAGATAATTTAAAAATTACTGATTTTATTATGGGATGGATGTATGACCATAAAATTGTTGATGATTTAGTAGAATATTTTTTAAAAAATAAACATTTATGGAGTGAAGGTAGAATTGGTAGAGGCATAGATAAAGATTTTAAAGAATCATTAGATTGTACAGTTCCAGTTAGATTTGATCACCCATTTAAAAATTATTACGAATGCTTACAAAAATCATTTGACGAATATTTAGGTCAATATTTTGAAGCTGGTAACGCTGGTAAAGTTCAATTAGTTGAGCCACCAAACTTTCAATTTTATAAACCTGGAGCTGGTTTTAAAAAATGGCATGCAGAAAGAAATGGTGTCAGTGATAGTGGATCTAGAAGAGTGTTAGTATTTATGACATTTTTAAACGATGTACCAAATGCAGGCACAGAGTTTTATTATCAAGAATTATTAATACCAGCAAAAAAAGGTTTGACAATAATCTGGCCAGCAGAATGGACACACACTCATAGAGGTCAAATAACAAATGAGCATGAAAAAATGATTTTTACAGGTTGGTTTTCGTATCCAAAATTTAGAGAGGGTGAGAAAAGAGTATGACAAATAAAGATTTATTTTCAAAAGCTTTTCCTCAAACAAAACAAATTGGAGGATCTCATTACAAAGATATGGTCATACAACCATTTGAGTTTATTTCAAAAAATGAGCTCACGTTTTTTCAAGGGAACGTCATAAAATACGTGTGCAGATATAAGCAGAAAAACGGGATACAAGATTTAGAAAAAGTAATTCATTATTGTCAGTTAGAAATATTAAAATTAAAAGATGCAAAAAAAAGAAAATAAATGCTGTGAATGTGATAGAAATGGGGTTATAGTTGAAAGCGAAAAAATTTATTGTGCTGAGTGTTATATGTTTAATAATAATATTCTTTCCCGTGTCGTGCGTTCAACTAAAAGACGATATAAGTATAAATCCATTGACTATAATAAAACACTTCACTAAAAAAAAATGACTATGATTTATGGATTAGGAATGTTGTTAGTTGGTATTATTATGATTACAATAATATGCACAATAGGATTTTACGTAATTAATAAATGACACATCAATTAAATTTTATTTATAATGATAGTGATTGGGTTTGTCCTAGTGAGTATCCTGATTTATCACAAGCTACAGAAATAGCGATTGACTTAGAGACTAAAGATCCAGATTTAAAAACAAAGGGCTCAGGCTGGGCAACCTTTAATGGACACATTGTAGGATTTGCTGTGGCTGCGTTTGATAAACAATGGTATTTTCCGATAGCACATGATGCTGGGGGAAATATGGATCTTGGTATAACTACAGCTTGGATGCAAAATGTGTTACGAACTCCTGCTACTAAAGTTTTTCATAATGCGTCTTATGATGTAGGTTGGCTTTTAGTTAATGGCTTTGAGATACGTGGTAAGATTGTAGACACTATGATAGCTGCTGCTATAGTTGACGAAAATAGATACAGTTTTGCTTTAAATGCTTGTGCTAAAGATTATTTAGGTGAAATAAAAAATGAAACTTTTTTAAATGAAAAAGCTAAAGAGTGGGGTATTGATGCTAAACAAGATTTATGGAGATTACCTGCAGGTTACGTTGGTTTTTACGCTGAACAAGATGCAGGATTAACTTTAAAACTTTGGAAATATTTAAAACAAGAGATAAATAAACAAAGTTTACATGACGTGTGGGACCTTGAAATGGAGCTGCAGCCTATATTAATTGACATGAGGAGACGAGGTATACGTGTTAATGAAGAAAAGGCGCATGCTCTTAAAAAAGAATTTAAACGTAAAGAAGGTGAGGTATTAAAAAAAATAAAAGATGAAACCACATTTGATATTGATATTTGGGCTGCTAGATCTGTAGCTCAGGCATTTGATAGAATAGGTGTGGATTACCCACGGACACCGAAAACCGGAGAACCAAGCTTTACCCAAAACTGGTTAGTAAACTGTGATAACCCAGTAGCGCAGTTAATACGAGAAGCAAGAGAAATAAATAAATTCCATTCAACATTTATAGACTCCATACAAAGATACGTACACAAAGGCAGAATACACTCAGAGATTAATCAACTGAGATCAGACCAAGGTGGGACTGTATCAGGACGTTTAAGCTATTCTAATCCAAATCTTCAACAAATACCAGCAAGAAACAAAGAATATGGAAATAAAATAAGAAGTTTGTTTTTACCAGAAGAGGGTAGACAGTGGGGTAGTTTTGATTATTCACAACAGGAGCCTAGGCTTGTAGCGCATTATGCAGCTAGCACTAATGAAGAATTTACAGGTGCGGGAGAATTTATTAATTCTTATCAAAATGATGAAGCTGATTTTCATCAAATAGTTGCTGATATGGCTGGTATCTCAAGAACAAATGCAAAGACAATTAATCTTGGTTTATTTTATGGAATGGGTAAAGCAAAATTAGCGAGAGAGTTAGGTATTTCTAAGGATGCAGCAGAAAATTTATTAAGTAAATATCATAATAAAGTTCCATTTGTAAAAAGATTAGCAGAATCAGTAATGAACTCTGCTTCAAAATTTGGTTTTATAAGAACTGTGAAAGGTAGAAAATGTAGGTTTGATATGTGGGAGCCTGCTACGTTTGGTATGAATAAAGCTATGAAGTATGAAGAAGCTAAGGCAGTTTACGGTAATAATATAAGAAGAGCATACACATATAAGGCGTTAAATAGATTAATACAAGGATCAGCTGCTGATCAAACAAAACAAGCTATGATTAATTGTTATAAAAAAGGGTTTCAACCCATTTTACAAATACATGATGAACTATGCTTTTCAATTAATGAAGAGAATGATATAATAGGAATCAAAAAGGAGATGGAAAATGCAATTGAAGGACTCAAAGTTCCATTTAAAACAGACGTTGCACTTGGATCAAGCTGGGGAAACGCCAAAGAATAATTGTCCAAGATGTAAAGGTACCAGGTTAATAGAAACCTGGCATGATCTTGCTGAAACTCATAAAGTAATTACTGAGTGTCCTCTTTGTCTTCCTGACCTCGATCTTCAATCTCTTCGATCGTCTGGTCTTTAAAATTTAGCTGGATGAGTATTTGCATAAACATCATAAATTGTGTTATCGACTTGTGCATTAAAAGATATTGTCCTTCTTTCTTCATTACTTGATGAGGGATATGCAGTATGCATCATCCAATTAGGAAATATTACTAAACCACCTACTTTAGGACTAATTTTACAAGTAGATTGACTCATAAAATGTCTTTGTCCAGTTATTAATTCGAGCCTGCCTTTATCATTACCTTTAGCATCAGTATATTTTTGTGTGCTAGGTACTTTTAAAAACCCAACACCGGACACATGACCACCATGCCAATGGACAGGGTTAAAATCATTATTAAAAGATCTAACCACCCAAGTTGATATAAGATGAAATTTATTCATTTTAGCACCCATACCATCTCTAATGTATTCTGCAGTCCTATCACCAATGTATTCAGGCCATTTTGATTTTTCTAAAAATTCTGTTGGCAGTTCTATTTCTTGCGTAATATCCCCAGCTAATTTAGAGCCGTGGTCTAATTTCTTTGACAAATTTTTGTTTGAAATAACCTCATCAACATAATCATTTAATTCTTTTATTATATTGTCAGGAATATAAGATGTCATTACTTTTGCACCTAGTGTTAATATTTTTTGTATCATTGAATCCCTATGTCAATGCTTGTTTTAAAACAAATAATAATTTTTTCTTTATTGCTTTTATTTAAAGGTGAGGTGTATGGAACATACGCAGGAAATGTAACAATATCTCCTTCTTTAGCATCAATATCATATAAATCTGTTTTAGTTGTTACTTTTTCTGGAAGTTGTACGTAAAAAACATTTGTGAATTGAGCTTCTGGATTTGTAAGTCTTTGGTGAAAGTCACCTTTTTTAAAAATTTGATACCAAATGTCATGTAGTTGACAAGTTTTTGATTGAAAATATTTATTAAAATGTTGTAAAAATTCATGAAGTATATGATTTCTCATGTAAACTTGATAAGGAGCTAGACCAGGTTGATTTCTATTTTGATAGTCAGTGCATGAAATGTTATCACGCTTTATGCCTCTGTCATCCTCTTTAATTTTTTCTATTAAACTCTT